ATAAAAAGTTGTGAAAGCCAGTTGTTATCAATGTTACCTATTGAAGTTGAACAAATACCGGAAAGGTTTAGTTACATGATTAAAGAAGTTGCAGTTAAACGCTACAACAGGATTGGTGCTGAAGGTATGACATCAGAAGCGGTTGACGGACGTAGCAATGCGTATGAATTGAACGATTTCAAGGAGTATGAAGCTATTATTGATAATTACTTTAATGCTAGAACGAGAACTAAAAAAGGAAGGGCTGTGTTCTTTTGAGATATGAAGATAGAGTTATTTTTCAATTAGAACAAGTAGCAACTTACAATCCTAAAACTAGCAAAAAAGAAAACACACTAATCACTTATGATGCGATACCATGCAATATTAACCCCATTTCTAGAGCAAGAAAGCAACTTGAATTTGGCGATGTAAAAAACGATGTAAGTGTCCTGAGGGTAAAAGAATCAATATCTTACCCTGTTAGCCACGTGTTGGTTAATGGCATTCGCTACAAGATAGTTGATACAAGGATATACAGACACGAAACGTCATATTATATCGAAGAGGTCAATTGATGAATATAGATGGATTAGACGCACTGTTAAACCAATTTCACGATATGAAAACCAACATTGATGATGATGTTGATGATATTTTACAGGAAAACGCCAAAGAATATGTAGTACGAGCTAAATTGAAAGCTAGAGAAGTAATGAATAAGGGTTATTGGACTGGTAATTTATCACGCAATATCAGATATAAAAAAACTGGCGATTTGCAATACACTATCACATCGCATGCAGCTTATAGTGGTTTCTTAGAGTTTGGTACTCGATACATGGAGGCAGAACCTTTTATGTGGCCAGTATATGAGGTAATAAGAAAATCGACTGTAGAAGAGTTGAAAGCGTTGTTTGAATAGGAGATAAAAGCATGACACCAAACTTACAACTTTATAATAATGCGTTTGAAACGCTACAAGGATATGGATTCCCTGTTATTTCTCGTAAAGAGATGCAACAAGAGGTTCCGTATCCTTTTTTTGTAATAAAAATGCCGGAGTCAAACAGAAGTAAATACACGTTTGATAGTTATTCTGGTGACACGAATTTAGTTATTGATATTTGGAGTGTAAGTGATGATTTAGGACATCATGACGGACTTGTTAAAAGATGTATTGATGATTTAACACCTAGCGTTAAAACAAACGATTATGACTTTGAAGAAGATGATACTAACATCACACAGTTAGTTGATGATACTACCAATCAAGAATTGCTACACACATCAGTAACGATATCTTACAAAACATTTTAAAAAACGGAGGAATATTGAATGGCAAATATGAAAAATAGTAATGATCGTATTATTTTATTTAGAAAAGCTGGCGAAAAAGTAGATGCTACTAAAATGCTTTTTTTAACTGAATACGGCTTATCACATGAAGCTGATACAGATACAGAGGATACAATGGACGGTTCTTATAACACTGGTGGTTCTGTTGAGTCAACAATGTCTGGTACTGCTAAAATGTTTTATGGTGACGATTTTGCAGATGAAATTGAAGATGCAGTTGTAGATCGCGTATTGTATGAGGCTTGGGAAGTTGAAAGTAGAATACCAGGCAAAAATGGAGATGCTACTAAATTTAAAGCGAAATATTTCCAAGGTTTCCACAATAAATTTGAATTAAAAGCAGAAGCTAACGGTATTGATGAATATGAATATGAATATGGAGTGAATGGTCGTTTCCAACGTGGATTTGCAACACTACCTGAGGCTGTAACAAAGAAACTTAAGGCGACTGGATACAGATTCCATGACACTACAAAAGCAGATGCGTTAACTGGCGAAGATTTAACAGCAATTCCACAACCTAAGGTAGATTCATCAACGGTTACACCAGGAGAGGTATAAAAATAGGGCGTTAAGCCCTATTTATTTTGTTTAAATTAATCATGAATGGAGATTTTAAGTTATGAATGTAGAAATTAACGGAAAGTCATTAGAATTAAGTTTTGGTTTTAAATTTTTAAGAGAAATCGATAACCGATTAGGTTTAAAAGTTGAGCAAGCTTCTATCGGTCAAGGTGTATCAATGTTGCCTGTAGGTTTAGAGAGTGGAAATCCTGTTGTGATTGGCGAAGTTTTAATTGCAGCTACATCTCACTTGAAAAAACAAGCAATTACTATTAATAACATTGATGAAGCGCTAGATGAAATCGCAGAAAATATCGGACTAGAAGAATTCGGTTCAGATATTTTAACGGAGTTGGGAAAGCGACCTATGACCCGAAACCTAGTCGAAGTAGTGGAAGCGGAAGAGAAACCAGCGGAAGCGTAATAACTTACGACAGAATCGTTATAACTTGTATGTCAACACTTGGTATTACAGATTTGAACGTTATTGAGCAAATGACATTAACAGAATATAACTATCGAATGTATGCGAAAGAGTATGAAATGCTAACCCAAGAATTCGAACGTTACAAACTTGCGTTTGCTATTCGTGATGCTGCAGCTACTAAAAATGTTGGGACAGAAAATAAACCTAAAGAGGAATATGTTTTTAACAACGCAAACGACGTATTGCCTTATGAAGAAAATATCCAACGGCTTAACGAAGGTAAAGATATAAGATTTAGTAGCGAACGTGATGAATACGAACCACAAAATAATGAATTCTTTAAAGTTATAGCAGAATTTAATAAGCAATAGAAAGAGAGGTGTTAATGTGACGGAATATAAAATTAAAGCGACTATTGAAGCTAGTGTAGCTAAATTCAAAAAGCAAATTGATAGTGCGGTTAAATCTGTACAAAAATTCAAAAGAGTAGCAGATCAAACTAAAGATGTCGAATTAAATGCTGATGATAAAAAATTACAAAAAACTATCAAAGTTGCTAAAAAGTCTTTAGATGCCTTTAGTAACAAAAAAGTAAAAGCTAAATTAGATGCTAGTATACAAGACTTGCAACAAAAGGTACTAGAATCGAATTTTGAACTAGACAAACTAAACTCTAAAGAAGTTACTCCAGAGATTAAATTACAAAAACAAAAATTGACTAAAGATATCGCTGAAGCAGAAGCTAAGTTATCCGAACTAGAAAAGAAGCGTGTCAATATTGACATCAATGCTGATAACAGTAAATTCAATCGAGTGTTAAAAGTATCTAAAGCTAGTCTTGAAGCTTTAAATAGGTCTAAAGCCAAAGCTATTTTAGATGTAGACAACAGTGTTGCTAATTCTAAAATCAAACGTACTAAAGAAGAGCTTAAAAGTATTCCAAATAAAACTAGATCTCGACTTGATGTAGATACAAGGCTTTCTATACCAACTATTTATGCGTTTAAAAAATCATTAGACGCATTGCCAAACAAAAAAACAACAAAGGTAGATGTCGATACTAATGGTTTAAAGAAAGCTTATGCCTACATAATAAAAGCAAACGACAATTTCCAAAGACAGATGGGGAATTTAGCTAATATGTTCCGTGTGTTCGGTACTGTAGGTTCTAATATGGTTGGTGGATTACTAACTTCATCTTTTAGCATTTTAATACCTGTAATAGCGAGCGTAGTACCTGTAGTGTTTGCACTATTAAACGCTATCAAAGTGTTAACTGGTGGTGTACTTGCTTTAGGTGGTGCTGTAGCAATAGCTGGTGCTGGCTTTGTAGCATTTGGCGCAATGGCTATCAGCGCTATAAAGATGCTTAATGATGGCACTTTACAAGCTAGCTCAGCAACAAACGAATACAAAAAAGCTTTAGATGGCGTAAAGTCAGCATGGACTGATATTATAAAGCAAAATCAATCCGCTATCTTCACAACTCTTGCAAATGGTTTAAATACTGTTAAAACTGCAATGCAGAGCTTACAACCATTTTTTAGTGGTATTTCAAGAGGAATGGAAGAAGCGTCTCAAAGCGTGCTTAAATGGGCTGAAAATAGCAGTGTAGCTTCAAGATTCTTTAATATGATGAATACAACGGGTGTTTCGGTATTTAACAAGCTATTAAGTGCTGCAGGCGGTTTTGGTGACGGATTAGTCAATGTATTCACGCAATTAGCACCACTGTTTCAATGGTCGGCTGATTGGTTAGACAGATTAGGTCAATCGTTCTCTAATTGGGCTAATAGTGCAGCTGGAGAAAATTCGATAACTCGTTTTATTGAATACACAAAAACAAATTTACCTATCATTGGCAATATTTTTAAAAATGTTTTTGCTGGAATTAACAATTTGATGAATGCATTTAGTGGGTCATCAACTGGAATCTTCCAGTCTCTCGAACAGATGACGGCTAAGTTTAGAGAATGGTCTGAACAAGTCGGGCAATCTCAAGGTTTTAAAGATTTTGTCAGCTATATACAAACTAATGGACCACTAATAATGCAATTAATTGGGAACATTGCAAGAGGATTAGTTGCATTCGCAACAGCGATGGCTCCTATAGCTAGTGCAGTATTACGCGTTGCAGTAGCAATAACTGGTTGGATAGCTAACTTGTTTGAGGCGCATCCAGCTACAGCACAATTAGTTGGCGTCATTATAACTTTAGTTGGTGCATTTAGATTTTTAATTGCTCCAATATTAGCGGTAATGGATTTTCTGGGGCCATTAGCAGCAAGATTAGTCGCATTAGTAACTAAGTTTGGTTGGGCTAAAACAGGAACTTTAGTATTAAGTAAGGCAATGACATCGTTAAAAGGTCCAATAAAATTAGTTACAGCTATATTCCAATTGTTATTCGGTAAGATTGGATTAATTAGAAATGCTATCACAGGACTAGTAACTGTGTTTGGTATTTTAGGCGGTCCAATAACAATAGTAATTGGTGTAATTGCTGCATTAATAGCTATATTCGTTTTATTGTGGAATAAAAATGAAGGATTCAGAAACTTTATTATAAATGCTTGGAATGCGATAAAAACGTTTATGGTTAATGTTTGGAATGTATTAAAAGCTGTAGCTTCGGTTGTATGGAATGCTATTTTAACAGCTATCACTACAGCAGTATCGAATGTTTACAATTTTATAATGATTGTTTGGAATCAAATAGTCGCTTATTTACAAGGGCTATGGAATGGAATTATCGCTATTGCAACAACAGTATGGAACCTTTTAGTTACAATCATTACAACTGTTTTCACGACGATAATGACAATAGTTATGACGATATGGACAGCTATTTGGACGTTCTTAAGTACAATCTGGAATACGATAATTACAATCGCTACAACGATTTGGAATTTGTTGGTCACTGTAATAACTACTGTGTTTACAACAATCATGACTATCGCAATGACAATTTGGAACGCTATTTGGACGTTCTTACAAACGTTGTGGAACACTATAGTTACTGTGGCAACTAAGGTTTGGAACGCTATCACTACAGCTATCTCTACTGCGTTACAAGCGGCATGGAGTTTCATTTCTAATATCTGGAATACGATTTGGAGTTTCTTATCTGGTATATTAACGACGATTTGGAATAAAGTTGTAAGTATATTCACACAAGTTGTATCAACTATATCAGACAAAATGTCTCAAGCTTGGAACTTCATTGTCACTAAAGGTATGCAATGGGTATCTACTATAACAAGTACGCTAATTAACTTTGTTAATAGAGTTATTCAAGGATTCGTTAATGTTGTAAACAAAGTTAGTCAAGGTATGACAAATGCAGTAAATAAAATAAAAAGTTTTATAGGAGATTTTGTGTCTGCAGGTGCTGATATGATCCGTGGTTTAATTAGAGGTATTGGACAAATGGCTGGCCAATTAGTAGATGCAGCTAAAAATGTTGCTAAGAAAGCTTTAGATGCAGCTAAAAGTGCTTTGGGTATTCACTCACCTTCACGTGAATTCATGGATGTTGGTATGTATTCAATGCTAGGTTTCGTTAAAGGTATAGATAATCATTCAAGTAAAGTTATCCGTAATGTTTCTAATGTTGCAGATAAAGTAGTTGATGCATTTCAACCTACATTAAACGCACCTGACATTTCTAGTATTACAGGAAACTTAAGTAATTTAGGTGGAAATATAAATGCGCAAGTACAACACACACATTCTATTGAAACATCACCGAACATGAAAACTGTTAAAGTTGAATTCGATGTCAATAACGATGCGCTTACTAGTATTGTTAACGGCAGAAATGCTAAACGCAATTCTGAGTATTACTTATAAAGGAGGTTACAAATGGACATAGAATTAACAAAAAAAGATGGTACTGTAATCAAATTAAATGAATACGGGTTTATCGTTAACGATATAGTAATTGATAGCATGCAAATCAACACAAAGTATCAAGACAAAGAAAATATGAACGGTCGTATATTAATGGGGAGCAATTATATCAGTAGAGATATAGTTGTTCCTTGTTTTTGTAAAGTTAAAAATCGTTCAGACATTGCTTATATGCGAGATATGTTGTATTCGTTAACGACAGACATAGAACCTATGTATTTGCGAGAAATCAGAAGAAAAGAAGAGTTGAATTACAGGTTTACTCAACCAACTTCTGATGATTACGTGAAATTAGATAAAAACAACTTCCCGGATTACGAATATTCAAGACACGATCAACAAATTTATGTAAATGGTAAACAGTATAAAGTTGTTTTTAACGGAGTTATAAACCCTAAACAAAAAGGTAATAAAGTTTCTTTTGAACTAAAATTCGAAACTACAGAATTACCATACGGTGAAAGTATTGGAACAAGCCTAGAGTTAGAAGAAAACAAAAAGGTTGGATTGTGGTCGTTTGATTTTAATATTGATTGGCATGCAGGCGGAGACAAAAGAAAGTATACATTTGAAAATTTGAGCAAAGGTACAGTTTACTATCACGGTAGTGCTCCTAACGACCAATTCAACATGTATAAAAAGATAACAATTATTTTAGGCGAAGATACAGAATCGTTTGTATGGAATTTAACGCATGCTGAAATAATGAAAATCGAAGGGATCAAACTAAAAGCTGGAGACAGAATTGTTTATGATAGCTTCCGAGTTTATAAAAACGGTGTTGAAATAAGTACCGAAACGAATATAGCCCAACCAAAATTTAAATACGGAGCTAATAAATTTGAGTTTAATCAAACGGTACAAAAAGTTCAGTTTGATTTGAAATTTTATTATAAGTAGGTGTCAGAATGACAATAACTATTAAACCACCTAAAGGTAATGGCGCACCTGTACCAGTAGAAACAACTTTAGTAAAAAAAGTTAATGCTGACGGTGTATTAACTTTTGATATTCTAGAAAATAAATATACTTATGAAGTTATTAACGCTATAGGGAAAAGATGGATTGTTAGTCATGTCGAAGGTGAAAACGACAAGAAAGAATATGTAATAACTGTCATTGATAGGAAATCAGAAGGCGACAGACAACTGGTTGAATGTACTGCTAGAGAGATTCCTATAGATAAGTTAATGATTGATAGGATTTATGTTAATGTAACAGGATCTTTTACAGTAGAAAGATATTTTAACATTGTGTTTCAAGGTACTGGAATGCTTTTTGAAGTCGAAGGTAAGGTTAAGTCTTCGAAGTTTGAAAATGGTGGTGAAGGCGATACAAGGTTAGAAATGTTTAAAAAGGGATTAGAACATTTCGGTTTAGAATATAAAATAACGTATGACAAAAAGAAAGACAGATATAAGTTTGTATTGACGCCTTTTGCAAATCAAAAAGCGTCTTATTTTATTTCTGATGAAGTCAACGCCAACGCTATAAAACTCGAGGAAGATGCAAGTGATTTCGCCACCTTCATTAGAGGATATGGTAATTATTCAGGAGAAGAAACATTCGAACACGCTGGGCTCGTAATGGAAGCTAGAAGTGCATTAGCTGAAATATACGGCGACATCCACGCAGAACCATTTAAAGATGGTAAAGTGACTGACCAAGAAACTATGGATAAAGAATTACAATCGAGATTGAAAAAGTCGTTAAAACAATCTTTGTCTTTGGACTTTTTGGTGTTAAGAGAATCATATCCAGAAGCAGACCCACAACCCGGAGACATAGTACAAATAAAATCTACCAAACTAGGTTTGAATGATTTAGTCCGTATAGTACAAGTTAAAACGATTAGGGGTATAAACAATGTAATTGTTAAGCAAGATGTAACGCTTGGTGAGTTTAATCGAGAACAACGATATATGAAAAAAGTTAATACTGCAGCTAACTATGTTTCTGGATTAAATGATGTTAACCTTTCTAATCCTAGTAAAGCGGCAGAAAACTTGAAGTCTAAAGTAGCGTCAATAGCTAAATCAACACTCGATTTGATGAGTAGAACTGATTTGATTGAAGATAAACAACAGAAGGTAAGCTCTAAAACTGTGACTACATCTGACGGCACTATCGTTCATGATTTTATAGATAAATCAAACATTAAAGATGTAAAAACAATTGGAACGATTGGCGATTCTGTAGCTAGAGGATCACATGCGAAAGCAAATTTCACTGAAATGTTAGGCAATAAATTAAAAGCCAAAACAACAAACCTTGCAAGAGGTGGTGCTACAATGGCAACAGTTCCAATAGGTAAAGAAGCGGTAGAAAACAGCATTTATAGACAAGCAGAGCAAATAAGAGGAGACCTAATCATATTACAAGGTACAGATGATGACTGGTTACATGGTTATTGGGCAGGCGTACCGATAGGCACTGATAAAACGGATACTAAAACGTTTTATGGTGCCTTTTGTTCTGCAATTGAAGTTATTCGGAAAAATAATCCAACTTCAAAAATACTTGTAATGACAGCTACTAGACAATGTCCTATGAGTGGCACAACGATACGTCGTAAAGATACTGATAAAAACAAATTAGGGTTAACGTTAGAGGATTATGTCAACGCTCAGATATTGGCTTGTAGTGAATTGGATGTACCAGTATATGATGCCTATCATACAGATTATTTTAAGCCATATAATCCAGCGTTCAGAAAATCAAGTATGCCAGACGGATTGCATCCGAACGAGAGGGGTCATGAAGTTATTATGTACGAACTTATTAAAAATTATTACCAGTTTTACGGATAGAAAAGGAGGAAGACATGGATAACAAATTAATTACAGACTTAAGTAGAGTTTTCGATTACAGATATGTAGATGAAAATGAGTATAATTTCAAGCTTATTTCAGACATGCTGACTGATTTTAATTTCTCTCTTGAATACCATAGAAATAAAGAGGTATTTGCACATAATGGAGAGCAAATAAAGTATGAGCATTTAAATGTCACAAGTAGCGTCTCTGATTTTTTAACGTATCTAAACGGCCGTTTCAGCAATATGGTACTAGGTCATAACGGCGACGGTATCAACGAAGTAAAAGACGCGCGTGTTGATAATACTGGTTATGATCATAAGACATTGCAAGATCGTTTGTATCATGATTATTCAACACTAGATGCTTTCACTAAAAAGGTTGAGAAAGCTGTAGATGAAAACTATAAAGAATATCGAGCTACAGAATACCGATTCGAACCAAAAGAGCAAGAACCGGAATTCATCACAGATTTATCGCCATATACTAACGCAGTAATGCAATCATTTTGGGTAGACCCTAGAACGAAAATTATTTATATGACGCAAGCTCGTCCAGGTAATCATTACATGTTATCTAGATTGAAGCCCAACGGACAATTTATTGATAGATTGCTTGTTAAAAACGGCGGTCACGGTACACACAATGCGTATAGATACATTGATGGAGAATTATGGATTTATTCAGCTGTATTGGACAGTAACAAAAACAACAAGTTTGTACGTTTCCAATATAGAACTGGAGAAATAACTTATGGTAATGAAATGCAAGATGTCATGCCGAATATATTTAACGACAGATATACGTCAGCGATTTATAATCCGGTAGAAAATTTAATGATTTTTAGACGTGAATATAAACCCACTGAAAGACAACTTAAGAATTCGTTGAACTTTGTTGAGGTTAGAAGTGCTGACGATATTGATAAAGGTATAGACAAAGTATTGTATCAAATGGATATACCTATGGAATACACTTCAGATACACAACCTATGCAAGGTATCACTTATGATGCAGGTATCTTATATTGGTATACAGGTGATTCGAATACAGCCAACCCTAACTACTTACAAGGTTTCGATATAAAAACAAAAGAATTGTTATTTAAACGACGTATCGATATTGGCGGTGTGAATAATAACTTTAAAGGAGACTTCCAAGAAGCTGAGGGTCTAGATATGTATTACGATCTAGAAACAGGACGCAAAGCGCTTTTAATAGGGGTAACTATTGGACCTGGTAACAACAGACATCACTCAATTTATTCCATCGGCCAAAGAGGTGTTAACCAATTCTTAAAAAACATTGCACCTCAAGTATCGATGACTGATTCAGGCGGACGTGTTAAACCGTTACCAATACAGAACCCAGCATATCTAAGTGATATTACGGAAGTTGGTCATTACTATATCTATACGCAAGACACACAAAATGCATTAGATTTCCCGTTACCGAAAGCGTTTAGAGATGCAGGTTGGTTCTTTGATGTACTGCCTGGACACTATAATGGTGCTCTAAGACAAGTACTTACCAGAAATAGCACAGGTAGAAATATGCTTAAATTCGAACGTGTCATTGACATTTTCAATAAGAAAAACAACGGAGCATGGAATTTCTGCCCGCAAAACGCCGGTTATTGGGAACATATCCCTAAGAGTATTACAAAATTATCAGATTTAAAAATCGTTGGTTTAGATTTCTATATCACTACTGAAGAATCAAACCGATTTACTGATTTTCCTAAAGACTTTAAAGGTATTGCAGGTTGGATATTAGAAGTAAAATCGAATACACCAGGTAACACAACACAAGTGCTAAGACGTAATAACTTTGCTTCTGCTCACCAGTTTTTCGTTAGAAACTTTGGTACTGGTGGTAATAGTGGTTGGAGCATAATAGAAGGTAAGGAGGTTGAATAATGGTAGTAGATAATTTTTCGAAAGATGATAACTTAATCGAGTTACAAACAACATCACAATATAATCCGGTTATTGACACAAACATCAGTTTCTATGAATCAGATAGAGGAACTGGTGTTTTAAATTTTGCAGTAACTAAGAATAACAGACCGTTATCTATAAGTTCTGAACATGTTAAAACATCTATCGTGTTAAAAACCGATGATTATAACGTAGATAGAGGCGCTTATATTTCAGACGAATTAACGATAGTAGACGCAATTAATGGGCGTTTGCAGTATGTGATACCGAATGAATTTTTAAAACATTCAGGCAAGGTGCATGCTCAGGCATTCTTTACACAAAACGGGAGTAATAATGTTGTTGTTGAACGTCAATTTAGCTTCAATATTGAAAATGATTTAGTTAGTGGGTTTGATGGTATAACAAAGCTTGTTTATATCAAATCTATTCAAGATACTATCGAAGCTGTCGGTAAAGACTTTAACCAATTAAAGCAAAATATGGCTGATACACAAACGTTAATAGCAAAAGTGAATGATAGTGCGACAAAAGGCATTCAACAAATCGAAATCAAGGAAAACGAAGCTATACAAGCTATTACTGCGACGCAAACTAGTGCAACACAAGCTGTTACAGCTGAATTCGATAAAATAGTTGATAAAGAGCAAGCGATTTTTGAACGTGTTAACGAAGTTGAACAACAAATCAATGGCGCTGACCTTGTTAAAGGTAATTCAACAACAAATTGGCAAAAGTCTAAACTTACTGATGATTACGGTAAAGCAATTGAATCGTCTGAGCAGTCCATAGATAGCGTTTTAAGCGCAATTAACACATCTAGGATTATTCATATCACTAGCGCAACAGATGCGCCAACATTTAAAGATATAGGCACTTTAGAGACGCCTAAAGAAGATGGCGTTGATGATGGTTCTGAAGTTTCAGCAACTACGAATACTTTAGGGAAATCAGGCTTGTTAGTTGTTTATGTTGTTGATGACAGTACAGCTCGTGCTACATGGTATCCAGACGATTCAAATGATGAGTACACAAAATATAAAATCGGTGGCACATGGTATCAGTTCTATAAAAAAGTTGACGAAGAATTAACGAAGAAATTTGTTGAAGAAACGGCTAACAACGCTTTAAATCAAGCTAAGCAGTATGTAGATGATAAATTCGGAACAACGAGCTGGCAACAACATAAGATGACAGAGGCGAATGGTCAATCAATTCAAGTTAACTTAAATAATGCGCAAGGCGATTTGGGATATTTAACTGCTGGTAATTACTATGCAACAAGAGTGCCGGATTTACCAGGTAGCGTTGAAAGTTATGAGGGTTATTTATCGGTATTCGTTAAAGATGATACAAACAAGCTATTTAACTTCACACCTTATAACTCTAAAAAGATTTACACACGATCAATCACAAACGGCAGACTTGAGCAACAGTGGACAGTTCCTAATGAACATAAATCAACGGTATTGTTCGACGGTGGCGCAAATGGTGTAGGTACAACAATCAATCTAACTGAACCGTACACAAACTATTCTATTTTGTTGGTAAGTGGAACTTATCCAGGTGGCGTTATTGAGGGATTCGGACTAACCGCATTACCTAACGCGATTCAATTGAGTAAAGCGAATGTAGTTGACTCAGACGGCAACGGTGGCGGTATTTATGAGTGCTTACTATCCAAAACAAGTAGCACTACTTTAAGAATAGATAACGATGTGTACTTTGATTTAGGTAAAACATCAGGTTCTGGAGCGAATGCCAACAAAGTTACTATAACTAAAATTATGGGGTGGAAATAATGAAAATCACAGTAAACGATAAAAACGAAGTTATCGGATTCGTTAATACTGGCGGTTTACGCAATAGTTTAGATGTAGATGATAACAATGTGCCTATTAAATTTAAAGAAGAGTTCGAACCTAGAAAGTTTGTTTTCACTAACGGCGAAATTAAATACAATAGCAATTTCGAAAAAGAAGACGTACCGAATGCATCAAACCAACAAAGTGCGTCAGATTTAAGTGATGAGGAACTTCGCGGAATGGTTGCGAGTATGCAAATGCAGGTGGCACAAGTAAACGTATTAACAATGGAATTAGCTCAACAAAACGCTATGTTAACACAACAGTTGACTGAACTAAAAGCTGGTAAAACAAATACAGAGGAGGACGTTTAAATGGAGAAAATTAAGATGATTTATCCAACTTTCAAGGACATTAAAACTTTTTATGTGTGGGGTTGCTATAAAAATGAGCAAATTAAGTGGTACGTAGACATGGGTGTAATCGACAAAGAAGAATATGCATTGATCACTGGTGAAAAATATCCAGAGGCAAAAGATGAAAAGTCACAGGTGTAATGCTTGAGGCTTTTTAATTTAACACAAAGTAGGTGGCGTAATGTTTGGATTTACCAAACGGCACGAACAAGATTGGCGTTTAACGCGATTAGAAGAAAATGATAAGACTATGTTTGAAAAATTCGACAGAATAGAAGATAGTCTTAGAGCGCAAGAAAAGATTTATGACAAATTAGATAGAAATTTTGAAGAATTAAAGCGCGACAAGGTAGAAGATGAAAAGAATAAAGAAAAGAATGCCAAGAATATTAGAGACATAAAAATGTGGATTCTAGGTTTGATAGGGACTATCTTCAGTACGATTGTCATAGCTTTACTAAGAACTGTTTTTGGTATTTAAAGGAGGTGATTACCATGCTTAAAGGGATTTTAGGATATAGCTTTTGGTCGTGTTTCTGGTTTGGTAAATGTAAATAACAGTTAAGAGTCAGTGCTTCGGCACTGGCTTTTTATTTTGATTGAAATGAGGTGCATACATGGGATTACCTAATCCGAAAAATAGAAAGCCCACAGCTAGTGAAGTGGTTGAATGGGCGTTATATATCGCTAAAAACAAAATAGCTATTGATGTACCTGGTTCTGGAATGGGAGCACAATGCTGGGATTTACCTAATTATTTACTCGATAAATATTGGGGATTTAGAACATGGGGAAATGCTGATGCTATGGCTCAGAAATCTAATTATAGAGGTAGAGATTTCAAGATAATTAGAAATACAAAAGACTTTGTACCACAACCAGGCGACTGGGGTGTTTGGACTGGTGGTTGGGCAGGTCATGTGAACATTGTAGTAGGGCCATGCACAAAAGACTATTGGTATGGTGTGGATCAAAACTGGTATACAAATAATGCAACAGGAAGTCCGCCGTATAAAATCAAACACTCTTATCATGATGGACCAGGTGGAGGAGTTAAATATTTTGTTAGACCACCATATCATCCGGAGAAATCTACGCCGGCACCTAAACCAGAAGATGATAGTGATGATAACGAAAAAAATAATAAAAAAGTTCCAATTTGGAAAGATGTAACAACTATAAAGTACACTATTTCTAGCCAAGAGGTTAATTATCCAGAATATATTTATCACTTTATAGTAGAAGGTAATCGACGACTCGAAAAACCTAAAGGAATAATGATTAGAAACGCACAAACGATGAGCTCGGTAGAAAGTTTATATAACAGTAGGAAGAAATACAAACAGGATGTAGAATATCCCCACTTTTATGTTGACAGACATAATATTTGGGCACCTAGAAGAGCTGTATTTGAAGTTCCTAATGAACCTGATTATATAGTTATAGACGTATGTGAAGATTATAGTGCGAGTAAAAATGAATTTATTTTTAATGAGATTCACGCAATGGTTGTAGCTGTAGATATGATGGCCAAATATGAGATACCTCTAAGTATTGAAAATTTAAAAGTAGACGACAGCATTTGGCGTTCGATGTTGGAACATGTTAATTGGAATATGATTGACAACGGTGTTCCCCCTAAAGATAAATACGAAGCATTAGAAAAGGCATTACTTAATATATTTAAAAACAGAGAAAAATTATTAAATTCTATAACTAAACCAACAGTAACAAAATCTAGAATAAAAGTTATGGTAGATAATAAAAACGCTGATATAGCGAATGTAAGAGACTCATCACCAACAGCTAATAATGGCTCGGCATCTAAACAACCGCAGATCATAACAGAAACGAGTCCTTATACATTCAAACAAGCACTGGATAAACAAATGGCAAGAGGTAACCCGAAAAAATCTAATGCTTGGGGTTGGGCTAACGCTACACGAGCACAAACGAGTTCAGCAATGAATGTTAAACGAATATGGGAAAGTAACACGCAGTGCTACCAAATGCTTAATTTAGGCAAGTATCAAGGCGTTTCAGTTAGTTCGCTTAATAAGATACTTAAAGGTAAGGGGACATTGAATAATCAAGGTAAAGCGTTCGCAGAAGCTTGTAAAAAGCACAACATTAATGAAATTTATTTAATCGCGCATGCTTTCTTAGAAAGTGGATATGGAACAAGTAACTTCGCTAACGGAAAAGATGGAGTATACAACTACTTCGGTATTGGCGCTTACGACAACAATCCTAACTACGCAATGACGTTTGCTAGGAATAAAGGTTGGACATCTCCAGCAAAAGCAATCATGGGCGGTGCTAGCTTCGTAAGAAAGGATTACATCAATAAAGGTCAAAACACATTGTACCGAATTAGATGGAATCCTAAGAATCCAGCTACCCACCAATACGCTACTGCTATAGAGTGGTGCCAACATCAAGCAAGTACAATCGCTAAGTTATATAAACAAATCGGCTTAAAAGGTATCTACTTCACAAGGGATAAATATAAATAAAGAGGTGTGTAAATGTACAAAATAAAAGATGTTGAAACGAGAATAAAAAATGATGGTGTTGACTTAGGTGACATTGGCTGTCGATTTTACACTGAAGATGAAAATACAGCATCTATAAGAATAGGTATCAATGACAAACAAGGTCGTATCGATCTAAAAGCACACGGCTTAACACCTAGATTACATTTGTTTATGGAAGATGGCTCTATATTCAAAAATGAGCCCCTTATTATCGATGATGTTGTAAAAGGATTCATTACCTACAAGATACCTAAAAAGGTTATCAAACACGCTGGTTATGTTCGCTGTAAGCTGTTTTTAGAGAAAGAAGAAGAAAAAATACATGTCGCGAACTTTTCTTTCAATATCGTTGATAGTGGTATTGAATCTGCTGTAGCAAAAGAAATCGATGTTAAATTGGTAGATGATGCTATTACGAGAATCTTAAAAGATAACGCGACAGATTTATTGAACAAAGACTTTAAAGAGAAAATAGATAAAGATGTCATTTCTTACATCGAAAAGAATGAAAGTAGATTTAAAGGTGCGAAAGGTGATAAAGGCGAACCGGGACAACCTGGTGCAAAAGGTGAAGCAGGTAAAAAAGGAGAACAAGGCGCACCCGGTAAAAACGGTACTGTAGTATCAATCAATCCTGACACTAAAATGTGGCAAATTGACGGTAAAGATACAGATATCAAAGCAGAACCTGAGTTATTGGACAAAATCAATATCGCAAATGTTGAAGGGTTAGAAGATAAATTGCAAGAAGTTGAAAAAAACAAAGAGGCAACTCTCAAAGACTCTAAAACGTATACAGATTCAAAAATTGCTGAACTAGTTGATAGCGCGCCTGAATCTATGAATACACTAAGAGAATTAGCAGAAGCAATACAAAACAACTCTATTTCAGAAAGTGTATTGCAACAGATTGGCTCAAAAGTTAGTACAGAAGATTTTGAGAGGTTCAAACAAACATTAAACAGTTTGTATGCAGATAAAAATCATAGTCATACAATCAAACAGATTGAAGGATTAGAAAATGCTTTATCAAGAAAATCAGACATAAATCATAATCATGACGAGAGGTATGTTTTGTCGTCTCAAGCTTTTACTAAACAACAAGCGGATAATTTATATCAACTAAAAGGCGCATCTCAACCGACGGTTAAAATTTGGACAGGAACAGAAAATGAATATAACTATATATATCAAAAAGACCCGAATACGTTATATTTAATTAAAGGGTGATGACATGGAAGCTAATTTAAAAGGTGTAAAGAAATTGGTATACAAAGGGGTTGAATACTCTAAAGTATTTGCAGGTAATACAAAAGTTTGGTCTAAACCGCCGTCTTTTGTAATTAAACCCTTACCTAAAAATAAATATCCGGATAGCATAGAAGATTCAACAGCAAAATGGACAATAAATGGAGTTGAACCTAACAAAAATTATCAGGTGACAATAGAAAATGTACGCAGCGGTATAATGAGGGTTTCGCAAACTAATTTAGGATCAAGTGATTTAGGAATATCAGGAGTCAATAGTGGAGTTGCAAGTAAAAGCATTAACTTTAGTAATCCTTCCGGGATTTTGTATGTCACTATAAGTGATGTTTATTCAGGATCTCCGACTTTGACCATCGAATAATTTTAAACGACTAATTTTTAGTCGTTTTTTATTTTGGGTAAAAGGAGCAAACAAATGGATATTAACTGGAAATTGAGATTTAAAAATAAAGCAGTATTAACAGGTTTAGTTGGTGCATTGTTGCTATTTATCAAGCAAATTACAGACTTATTCGGATTAGATTTATCAACTCAATTAAATCAAGCTAGCGCGATTATAGGTGCTATTCTCACGCTACTCACAGGTATTGGTGTTATTACTGATCCAACGTCAAAAGGCGTCTCAGATTCATCTATAGCACAGACATATCAAGCGCCTAGAGATAGTAGCAAAGAAGAACAACAGGTTACTTGGAAAACATCTCAAGACAGTAATTTAACGCCAGAATTAAGTACAAAAGCACCGAAAGAATATGATACATCACAGCCGTTTACAGACGCCTCTAACGATGTTGGTTTTGACGTGAATGAGTATCATCATGGAGGTGGCGACGATGCAAGCAAAATTAACTAAAAAAGAGTTTATAGAATGGTTGAAAACTTCTGAGGGAAAACAATTCAATGTGGACTTATGGTATGGATTTCAATGCTTTGATTATGCCAATGCTGGTTGGAAAGTTTTGTTTGGATTACTTCTAAAAGGTTTAGGTGCAAAAGATATACCATTTGCAAACAATTTTGATGGACTAGCTACTGTATACCAAAATACACCGGACTTCTTAGCACAACCTGGCGACATGGTGGTATTCGGTAGCAACTACGGTGCTGGATATGGTCACGTTGCATGGGTAATTGAAGCAACTTTAGATTACATCATTGTATATGAGCAGAATTGGCTAGGCGGTGGCTGGACTGACGGAATCGAACAACCCGGCTGGGGTTGGGAAAAAGTTACAAGACGACAACATGCTTATGATTTCCCTATGTGGTTTATCCGTCCGAATTTTAAAAGTGAGACAGCGCCACGATCAGTTCAATCTCCTACACAAGCACCTAAAAAAGAAACAGCTAAGCCACAACCTAAAGCAGTAGAACTTAAAATCATCAAAGATGTGGTTAAAGGTTATGACCTACCTAAGCGTGGTAGTAACCCTAAAGGCGTAAATAATAGTGAATTTTTCATAAATATGATATAGTACCTTTATAATGATATAGGGGTGCTGATATGACAGAGATTTGGAAAGATGTTATAAATTACGAAGGTTATTATATGGTTTCGAATATGGGCAGAGTTAAGTCCTTAAAAAGAGTTGTTAAACATGGAGGTTCTGTGACAAGAACTTACCCGACTGTGATTTTAAAACCAAATAAAGTAGCATTTGATTATTTTCAAGTCACTTTAAATAAAAATAGCATAAGAAAATCAAGATACGTTCACAATTTGGTTATGGAAGCATTTGTCGGAGAGAAGAAGTTAGGTTATGAAGTTAATCATAAAAACGAAGATAAAAGTGATAATCGTCTAGAAAACCTAGAATATATAACTTCTAAAGAAAATAATAATTATGGAACTAGAATCGAAAGATCTATTAAAAAATCTACAAATGGTAAAAGAAGTAAGAAAATCAAAGGAACTCATATAATTACTGGAGAAGAAGTTTATTTTCCATCTATTGCTGAAGCAAAAAGACAGGGATATGGTAATCATATTAGCGACGCAATACGTGGTAAAAGAAATCACTGTTATAAATATAAATGGGAATTCATTTAAGCGCTGCATATATAGCGATGTATATGTACTAAAAACATAAATTGCTTTGAAGAACCTTAGAGGCTTAATACCACAATAAAGCTGAAAAGACTTTGTGAAGGTTTAACAAGTTTAAGGATTGGTTTGTTTAGCAGCACTACTCCTAAATACTTCTTAGTACAAGGAGAATGTTCAACGACTAGAGGATTGCGTCCTCGTAGGGTTCAAGTGAACTCGAAAGAAGAACTATCTCATGTAGATAGAAACATATAGTCTGGTCACGTCTTGTAATGAGAGTGCTAGGGATAAACCTAGAGTTAGATTAACGACCTAACAAAACAAACGTAGTTATACACAACGACGCAGGAAGCAAAGGGGCGACTGCTGAAGCATATCGTAACGGATTAGTAAATGCACCTTTATCAAGATTAGAAGCGGGCATTGCGCATAGTTACGTATCAGGCAACACAGTTTGGCAAGCCTTAGATGAATCACAAGTAGGTTGGCATACCGCTAATCAAATAGGTAATAAATATTATTACGGTATTGAAGTATGTCAATCAATGGGCGCAGATAACGCGACATTCTTAAAAAATGAACAGGCAACTTTCCAAGAATGCGCTAGATTGTTGAAAAAATGGGGATTACCAGCAAACAGAAATACAATCAGATTGCACAATGAATTTACTTCAACATCATGCCCTCATAGAAGTTCGGTTTTACACACTGGTTTTGACCCAGTAACTCGCGGTCTATTGCCAGAAGACAAGCGGTTGCAACTTAAAGACTACTTTATCAAGCAGATTAGGGCGTACATGGATGGTAAAATACCGGTTGCCACTGTCTCTAATGAGTCAAGCGCTTCAAGTAATACAGTTAAACCAGTTGCAAGTGCATGGAAACGTAATAAATATGGTACTTACTACATGGAAGAAAGTGCTAGATTCACAAACGGCAATCAACCAATCACAGTAAGAAAAGTGGGGCCATTCTTATCTTGTCCAGTGGGTTATCAGTTCCAACCTGGTGGATATTGTGATTATACAGAAGTGATGTTACAAGATGGTCATGTTTGGGTAGGATATACATGGGAGGGGCAACGTTATTACTTGCCTATTAGAACATGGAATGGTTCTGCCCCACCTAATCAGATATTAGGTGACTTATGGGGAGAAATCAGTTAG